CGGTGTCCCCGACCTCGAGGTCGAGGCCGTCGGCCACGTCCACGTCGATGCTGCCGGTGTCGCGCAGCTCCTGGAGCTTCTCCTTGCCTTTCGTCTCAAGCTCGTCCGATTCGGCCGAGCTGAGCTCGTACACTTCGGCGCGTTCGTCGAGGCCGGTGAGGGTCTGCGTGTGGCCGAGGTTGCCTTTCGCGTCCGCGTACCAGTGGGTGACGAGACGGTTGGCGAGTTCGCCCTTGCCGAGGCAGATGAGGTGGTTGACCGGGTGCGACGCGAGAGTGCACGTGAAGTCCATGAGGTCGCTGTCCACCCCGTCGCCGGCAGCCACCGACGCGGGCGCGCTGATGGAGATTCCCAAATCATCCGCGTTGAAGGCGAGGCGGAGGCCTGACGCGCGCAGGCATTTCACCAGTCCGCTGTACGCGTCCGTGTAGCGGTCGAACTGCCAGCTGGCGGTCTTGGCGGTGTTCTCGGACACATGGAACAGGTTCTGCAGTCCGACGCGTTTGACGACATTGGACAGCAGCGTGCCAATCGACCCTGACATGGTCAGGTAGTCCTTGCCTTTGTCGGGTTCGAGGATCTTCGACGCGAGCAGCCCATGCCAGTCGCGGCCCTTGTAGGTGAGCTGGCCTTCGCCCGCGGTGACGCTGGTCTCCACGTCGTCGACGATGCCGCCCCAGCCTGTCCCGTCGATCCACCACAGGCAGCCAGCCTGCAGGCGGATCGACGTGGTCAGTTCGAAGTCGTTCTCTCCACTGCCGTAGGCGAGGTCGAGCGTGTACGAGGAGGTCGATCCTTGCGGCACGCCTTTCGTGTCGGTGACGATCAGCTCCATGGCGGCGCGCTCCTTTCCTCGCAGACGGTCAGGTCGAATTCGAATCCGCCGGCCCATTTGACGCTGCTCGACCCAGTGGCCAATGGCTCGAAGATGTAGGTGCCGGAACCTCGGCCGCTTCCGCGCAGGGCCTTCGAAAACTGGTTGGTACGCAAACCCATGTCCGAGACCATCGTGACTGTCTTCTCCACGCCGGTGCCGTCGATCTCGAGTCGGCTTCCCGCCGGCACGCTCACGTCGACCTCGTACCGGTTGCGGCCGATGATGACGTATGGGTTGACGCATGGGCCGAAGATGGTGAGCGCGACCGGCTGCGTCATGCCGGTCGTGTTGGAGACCTCCTGCACGACGCTCATGCCGGAATAGTCGTGCGGATAGTTGTGCGGATAGTCGAGTCCCGTGGAATCCGCGTCGCTGCGTGGATTGAAGTGAGTGGTCGAGCGGCGCGTCCACACGCCGTCGGCGAGCACGATAGTCAGTTCCGTCTCGACCATCGTCGGGGTGATCGACTGCGGCGTGCTTTTCGTGATCCACGCGGACGCGGTCCATTCCCCGTCGGCGACGAGTCTGCCGGGCTCTCCGGCGGCCATGTCCGCGTCGGAGAGCCTGTCGAGCGTGTCCAACGCCTCCAATCCGTCGTGCGCCTTGACGGTGATGGTGATTTCGCGCGCCTGACGCGAGACGCCGGTCAAACCTCGCGTGGCGACGTCATACGACCATGCTCGGCCGCGCAGGGCGGGCATGGTCTCGCCGTAAATCGGCCCTTCGAAGCCGATTCTCTCGCCGGTGGCGGCGCATATGTATTCAAGCGATCGCATTCCTCACCTTCCTTGCGAAGTCGCGGTCTCCGAGCGTCGGCGTGTATTTCGCGATGATCGGTCCGAGGTCGTCGTGCAGTGATTCGACCGCGGCGATGAGCGTCTGCAGATCGTCGGAGCCAGTCGTGGCGGTGGTGCCGACGCCGCCGGTGACGTTCGCTCGTCCGGTCTTGGACCAGTCCGCGGTGTCGAGGCTCATGGACGAGACGAGCGAGTCCATCGACCTGCTGACCGCCGACGCGGAATCGTCGATGCCCAACGCCATGCCACGGCCGACCATCACGCCGACCTCGTCGCGGAAAACGCGTGACGGGGAGTGGATGCCCAACGCGCTCTTGGCCTTGTCCACCAAGCCCGACAGCGCGTTGGTGATGCTGGAATACAACGAGCCGACCATGCCGGTGATGCCGTTGATCAATCCTTGGATGATGTTGCGTCCCGCGTCCACCAGCCAGCTGCCCGCGCCGGACACCGCGCTCCGTACGGTGCCGCCGATGCCGCTCACGACGCTTCCGACACGGCCCACCATGTTGCTCACGGTGCCGACGATGCCGCCCCAGACACTCGACACGATGCTTCTGACACCGTTCCACAATGCGGTCCACACGCTTCGGATGGTCGAGCACGCGGCGGATATCACGCCGCTGACCATGCCGATGCCGGCGGAGACGACACCTTGGATGCCGCCCCACACCGCCGACGCGATGCCCTGGATCGCCGACCATGCGGCGCTCCAGTTACCGTTGACGACCGCGAGCGCCAGTTGGATGATGCCTTGGATGGCGGCGAGTGCGGTGCTGATGATTGTGGTGACGATGGTCCATGTGCCTTGTACGACGGTGGATATGGTGTTCCAGAGTCCGTTCCAGACTGCGCCGATGATGGTGACGGCGGTTTGGAAGATGGTTTGGATGATTTGGATTCCGGCTTGCAGGAGTGGGGTTATGGTGGCGATGAATGTTTGGATGCCGGTGATGATGGCGGTGAGTGCGATGGTGACGTATGGGCCGATCGTGTTCCAGACGTTTTGGAGGATGGTGGTGATGAGGGTCCATCCGGTTTGCCAGATTTGTTGGATTTGGCTCATGGTCTGGGTGATGAATGCGGCGATGGCTTGCAGGATGGGCTGGCATGCGGTGCTGATCTGGTTCCAGATTCCCGCGAACCATGTGGTGAAGTTGTTCCAGAGTTGTTTGCCGGTTTCCGTCTGTGTGAAGAACCATGTCAGTGCCGCCACGACCGCGGTGATGCCTGCGATGACGAGGACGAACGGGTTCGAGGCGAGGAGGCCTGTGAACAGTCCCCATACGGTTCGTGCCGCGGTGGTGACCGTCTTGAACGTTCCGACGGCGGTTTTCACGATGCCGAAGTTGCCTGCGGTTGTTTTCAGTGCGGGGCCGATGCCGCCGAGGTCGGCGGCGAGGTTGACGAATCCTGAGATGCCTTTTGCCGCTGTGGTGATTCCCTTGGCGCCTCTGCTGATGCCGTTCAGAGCGGCCGTCAACGCTTTGAAACCGGCTGATACCACGCCGATGCCTTTGCTGGCGAGGATGAGCGCGGTGATTCCCTTGGCCAGCGGGATGATGGCGTCGGCGTGGGCGGACACGTAGTCGAGGAGTTCCGTCGTGGCGTTCAACAGTGTTTTGAATCCGTCCTCGATCGCAGGCAATTGTCCTTTCGCCTGGTTGTAGAGTTCGGAGAGCGGTTCGGAGATGACGTTCCAGACGGCGCCGGCGGCTCCCGACAGGGATGAGCCGAGTTCCTTCAGATCGTCCTTGAGGGATGCCAGATAGGAGGCGAACTGCTGGACGGTCTGGCTTTTGCCGAGCTTGTCGAAGAAGGCGGTGACCGTGGGGATCGCCTGTTCCAATCCCTTCTGCAATCCCGCGCCGACCTTCTCCAAAGTCGGGGACACCGCCGCGGTGAACGCGTCGATGAGCGGGATGGCCTGGTTGAACATGCCACGCAGTCCGTTGAGGACGGGCGTGGCGGCGGTCTCGCCGAGTCGGCTCAACGCGGCCTTCACGTTCGCCAGCGCTCCGCTGAACGTGGTGCCGGCGCTTTGCGCGGCTCCACCCAATCCTTCCTGCATGGCGTCGGCGAAGGTCTGGAAGTCGATCTTGCCGTCCGACACCATGTCGGACACTTCGGCGCTGGTCTTGTTCAGATGCTTGCCGAGCATCTGGAGGACGGGGATGCCGCTCGACATGAGCTGGAGCATGTCGTCGCCCTGGAGCTTGCCTCGGGCGGCGACCGATCCGAAGATCGTTCCGATGTCGGTCAGGCTCCTGCCGCTGATTTGCGCGGTGTCGGCCACGGTCTTGAGGACCTTGGTGAGCTGTCCGCCCTCCTTGACACCGGAGGCGGACAGGCTGGCCGCGACGGTCGCGGCGTCGCCCAATCCGAAAGCGGTGCCCTTGACGGAGGCGAGCGCGTCGTTCATGATTTCGGTGACGCTTGCGCTGTCGTGTCCTAGGCCTTTGAGCTTGGCCTGGGCGTTCTCGATGTTGAGGGCGCGGGTGAATCCGCCTTTGGCGGCGAGGGCGGTGATGCCTCCGGTGATGGTGGCGATCGCGCCGATGCCGAGTTTGCCGACTTTGCCGAAAGCGCCGCCGATTTTGGTGATGAGCGATCCGCTGCTTTTGGTGGATGCCTTGTCGACCGCGTCTCCGATGTCGCCTTCGATGCTTTTGCCGAATCCTTTTCCGGAGGGTTCGACGTGGACGTATGCGACGCCTATGTCCTGTGCCATCATGCTCCTTCATTTGCTGTTTGTCGGGATTCCGATGGCGGTCGGGATCATAGGTCGTCGGTGATGTGGAAGATCTTTTTGAGTCTTTCCCTGTCGTCGCGTTGGCGGCGTGTGAGGTTGTGCGTCGGCGTCGGCGTGCGGAGCGGATCATGCGCATGGTCGAACCATGGCCGTTTCTGCCGTTCCGGGGCTGTCATCCAGATGGCCTGTTCGGCGGCGCTTGGCGTGTAGACGGCGTTCTGCAAAGCCATCCACGAGTGGCTCGTATGGTCCTTGAGGATTTCGCGGGTCAATGCCCATGCGAGTCCCCAGTCGGTTCGCGGGCGCTTGCCTTCAAGCCATTCGGGGAAGCGTACGGGCCGGTAGATCTGCCCGTACGCCCGGATCCAGTCGTAGGCTAACGCCGCGCGATGGGTGTTCCAGAGGTGGGCGAGGTAAACGCTTTTGGGTCCAGTCCGGATTCCTCGGCCCACGCCTTCACCGTCGCGGTGAGGTATGCGAGCGGACGCTGGGTCTTGCGCAGCGCGTTCCAGAAGTTCGGCTGCATCGTCTGGAAGTATGCGAGGAACGTGCTCATGCAGGCGCTGGTCTCCTCGTCGGACAGTGCGGGCCTGCTCTTGACCAGCAGGATGGCCTGCACGAGCTCGATGGGCAGTTCCGCGTTGTTGAGGTTCGGCAGGTCGAGCTTCACGCCGGCGACCTCGAGGTGCACGTCGGGTTTGAGTTCCTCGGCGTCGTCCAGACTGACGTCGACGACGTGATAGGTGTTGTCGCTCATGTGTTCTCCGTTCGGTTCGTGGCGGTTGGATGGAAAAGGATCCCGTGCCGTCGACCGCCATCGGCGGCACGGGAAGAATCATCGGGTCACTGTTCCGTGACGAGGCCCCATGCGTGGAACTGCTCGCCGTTGTCGCCCTTGAGCAGCTTGAACGTCATGCTGAAGCTCATCAGCTCGCTGGACTTCAGGCTCACGTCGTCGCGGTCGGACACCTTCGCGTTGGTGCCGTACAGGAGGAACGGGCGGTCCTGCTGGTCAAGCGCGACCAGCACGAGGATCCATTCCTTCTTCAGGCCGGCGCCCTTGATGCCGATGCCGCCGTCCGAATCGACGTCCACGTCGAAGTAGGCGGACACCACGTCCTTGCGGCCTTCCATGGCGGCCAGCTGGAGCGTCCAGTAGCCCGGGTCGGTGTCGGACAGGACGATGTCGCCGTTGTGGGCCTTGTAGTCGGTGCTGTCGCCCGGCTCCGGGTGCAGCACGGCTCCGTCCTCGGTGCTGTAGCCGATCGGCTTCTTGCCGGACGGCGGAGTCCAGTTCACGCCCGTCGGCGTGGCGAAAGTGTTGTCGCCCCTGGGGAACAGGAACAGCGCGTAGTTCTTGATCAGCCTCACGTTGGACGCGGTGTTCCCGTTGGACACGTATCCGTAATCCGTCTTCGTCGGCTGCTGTTCGCCGTCGGAATCGGCCTGCGCCGCGACGGTGGTTTCCTCGTTGTTGTCGGACATTCGTCCTCACCTTTCCATTTTGTTCACGCGTGTGGCGGCACGTTTCGCTGTCTGTTGTCGGTTGTCATATGACGGAGACCTCGAGCAGGAGCACGCCGTACGCGTCCACCAGTCTCGAATCCTCGCCTTCCATTCGCACCGGCCCGGATTCCAGCGTCGCGTCGATGAGCGGCGCGACGTTTCCGAGCCTGATGATCTCCCTTGCTATGTCGGCCCACAGGCGGGCGGCCTTGTCCCAGTCTCCGGTGTGGTCGGCTCTGGCGCATCGCACCGTCAGCCTCAGCCGCGCGTATTGGCTGATCGGCGTGCTCATGCCCTGCATGGAGTCGGCCAATGTCGCTTCCGTGAAGGGTGGTTCGAGGTCGTTTCGTCCGATGGTGTCGAACGTCACGTCGGGGAACAGCTCCCTGAGTTTCGGCAGGAGCAGCGGCTCCATGCGCCGCGGGGTGACGGGGATGCTCATACGCGTATCCTCCCGATCGTGTCCTCCAACGTGCCATGGGCCTTCTCCACGGGTGCCGGACAGAGGATGGCCACGCCGCTGCGGTTCGCGCCGTTGTAGTCGCGCACCATGCACCGGCTGTCGGTGACTGCCTCATGAACCGCGGCGCGCATGCGGTCGCGCAGGAACTCGTTTTTGAGGATCTGCTGGCTGAACGCCTTGCGGTTGAACACGAATCTGCATCGTTTGGCCATGGCCTACCCCTTCCGTTCGCCCACGGTGAGCACGTCGCCGACGTGGCGTCCGTGGATGTTGTTCCACACCTGCGGCGTGCCTTCAACCGGCAGGAGCATGCCTCGGACCTTGATCAGGTCGGACGCTTGGATGCCGGTCGGCTTGCCGCCGCGGATGTGGATCGTGTATTCGACCGTCCGGGGCGATGCGGTCTCCTCGGTCTGGTCGGTGGTGGAGACCGGCGCGACCATCGCCTGGAACGTGCCGACGCGTGACGGTTTGCCTTGGATCGGGTTGCCGTCCACGTCGGTCGTAGGCTGGCCGCGCCAGACCTCGATGGTTTCCATCAGGAGACCTCCCCCGACGCCATGTCGACGCTGAACGCGCGCTGGGCGTTGATGCCGAGGAGCTTCTTTTCGTCGTCGCGCAGCCACAGGTCGCCTGTCGGCGCTCCGAAACTGTACTGTTCGCTGAAGCTGCCGGTGGTCTGGTTCATCTGGGTGACGCCGCCGGGGATGTCGAGCGGGTCGGCCTGCATGATCCTGCGGACGATGTCGCAGGTGATTTTCGCGAGCAGGCGTGGCCGTTCGTCGAGGAGCCGCTGCCATTTCGGCGAGCGTTCCTTGATGTATTCGGTCGCGTCCAGCAGGTGGGTGACGGCTTTCGTCCGTTCCGTGTCGGTGAGCGGATGCCATCGCGCCTCGAGGTCGTCGGCCGTGGCGAACATGTCCGGTTCGTCAACCATGGTCATTTCCCTGACGGCACCTGGATGACGCCGCTGGAGGCCAGTCCGCTGATGAGACGGTTGAACTGTTTCGCCAGCGCGTTGTAGGAGGCGACGAGCGCGTCGTATTCGGTTTTCGTCGGCGCGGCTGCGGCCGCGACGGCGACGTTTTCGCTCGCGTTGCCGATCGCTTCGCCGAACACCTGCAGTTTCACGCCGCCGAGCGCGTTCTGCGTGGCGGCCGGAAGCACGTAGGAGGAGCCTGCGGCTATGTCGATGGCGGCGCCGGAATCGTCCACGAACACCACGTCCGTCGTGGTCTGGACCGGGTTGACCTCCGCGTTCGCGGCGGCGATGATATGCATTTTGCTTGCCATATCGGCCTCCCGTCAGGCGGTGAGCAGGACGAAGCGGTTGATGTCGCGGATGCGGAAGCCGACCTCGATCTCGATTCGCACGGCGAACATGTTGTGCTCCCACAGGTTGACCTGCTTGCCGTCCACGGTGATGGTGGCCTGGTCGGAGATGCTTGTCTGGATTCCTTCGACGCTGCCCCATGCGGCGGATGCGAATTCGCCGCCGACGCCGATGATCTCCTTGGCGGGGGTGCCTTCGGTGACAGCCGGGACGTGCACGCCCTTGGAGATCTGGACGGGGTTGCCGAGGATGGTGGACACGTCGGACGAACCGGTGCCGTCGAGGAACAACGGACGACCGTTGTTGTCGGTGGCCTGTCGCAGGAGGCTTCGGCCCTGGGTGGACATCGCCCATCCGTCGAGGGTGCCGTCCGCGGCGGATATGGAGTCGTCGGCCGCGTTGAGGTTCTTCCACACGTCCTTGCCGAGACTGATCTGCTTCGCGGTCTTCAATGTGTCGAAGTCCGCGCCCGGAGCGTCGACCAATCCCATGATGGTCTTGTCGAACGTGCGTGCGATCGCGCCCGGACCCTTGGCGACCACCTGGTCGTAGAGGGCGCCGAAGTCGCGCTTGAACTGGTTGGAGAACGGCATGATGACCGCGATGGTGTACGGCAGCATGTCCTTCTTGCCGAAGCCGACGCCGCTCTTGGTCTTCTCCGCTCCTTCATCGACCCACGCGGCCTCGGGGTCGCCGGTGATGATCGGCACGCGCACGCCGTTGCCGGGGAGTTTCATCTCGGGCACGAGCTGCATGAACGCGCTCTCGTATTTCGCGGTCTGCCAGATCTCCGCCTGGGTTTCCGGAGTGAGGTCGAGGCCGTTGCTTTTTCGGGTCATTGACGGATCTGCCATGACTCATCCTTTCGTTAGGTGACTGATGGTCGGGTTACAGGAGCGTGTTCCTCATGGCGTTGGCGAAGTCCTCGCGGCCGGAGTGTTTCGGCTTGGCCTGTCCTGTGCGGGCGCTCTGCTCCGCGACGATTCCGCGGGAGCGCATGCCGGCGAAAACCTTCATGAGTCTCTCGGCGTATTCGCCGATCTGCTTCTCATCGTCGCCGACGAGAACGCTTGGGTCGCTGATGCCGTATTTTGCCGCGACGGCGGAGCGGATCGTGGAGAGCTCCTTCTCGTGTTCGGCCTGTTTGGCTTCGCTTTTGAGCTTCTCGTTCTCCTCGAGCGCCTTGGAGAGCTTCGATTCGAGGTCGGTGGCCTGTCCGGCCTTCTCCTTGAGAGCCTCGTAGTCGCTTTTCCGTCCTCGTTCCCTGCCGAGACGTTCGTTGATGATGCGGTCGACTTCCTCCTGGGTGAAGGTCCTCGGCTTCGCATCGTTCACGTCCTTCGGGGTCGGAACATGCTGTTCCGACTCCTGCTGGCCGTCCGTGCCGGTCTGATTGTCTTCTGCCATGGTTGGTGGCTCCTTTGCTTGTTTTTCCACGCCTGACGCCGGCGAGTTGGCGGCCATTCTTGTTGGTTTCGCGCATGGCTGCGCCCCGCCCCATCGCTGGGGCGTGAAAGGTAAAGAAAAAGCCACCCAGATGGGTGGCTTTGAATCGATTGGGAAAATCAGTCCTTCTGCTTGACGCGTTCCTTTTCACGCTCCCGCAGATATTCACGGAAACGTTCATACTCCTCACCGCACCAAGGATTCTCATCATGGACCTGACCGAATAGAACAATCATGTCCTCCGAAGGATCAAGATCGAATTGGATGATGGCATCGACACCATTCTCGACAGGCACACCCGGCCCATCATGGTCGAGGATATCCTGATTAAGGTCTGCCTCATAGTCGCATCCACTTTCTTTCAGAAACGAAATCATCATTTCAGCGAGGCGCGAATACCGGTCATATTCCGGAGTTCCGAACACTGCCATTCTCGATTCGCTCCTATTCGATCGGGAATATTGACGTTATGCGTGGAGGCCGTTTCCCAGCCTGGGAGAAACTCACACGTACCGCAATACCATCTATCATACCGTTAACAGATCCACTATGTCCATTCTTGAGTTTTTCTTCGACGAGTTTCAGATTCCCCGGGCTTCGCAATACCGCAATGCCTGCCTCGCATATTTTGTCAGGCGTCCATGAATCAGGGAATTCGGCACGACCATTAATCCAACCGTATCCATGGAGATGTCCTCCTCCCCCGTACCCGTAAAGAATGTGATTCCATTCCTTGGCACGCATGACAGGAAGATCGTCCGGCCATTCCGGAGCCTCGGCCGGAGTCGCAGGAGGAATCAGGTCAGTCGGCTGGTGAATCGCGGTATGTGCCTTCATGACCTCAGACCTGGCCGAACGCCAGAGGCCATAGCGAAGACTGTTGTCCTTGGTGAACCTGTCGGAGTCCTTGAACACGCCATCCGTGAGCTTGTCCGGGTAGAGGCGGCGCATCTCGGCGCAGATCTCATTGGCCGACGTGCCGGACGCTTTGTTCTTGGCGGCCTCGTACATGCTCATGTAGTACCGCTGGTCGTAATGCTTGAGCTTTGCGGCTCCCCAGCTGGGGATGATACGGCAGTCATCGTTCTTGTGGAACGGCTTGAATTTTCCGGCCGTGTCCTCGTTCCAGTAGGCGAATCCACGACTGGCGCACATGACGCAGAACGCGCACGTGTACGGACCCGTGGGGACTCGCGCGTACTTGGGCTGGGTGGGATCGGTGAGCGCTGTACGCTGTGTGGTCAGCCGCGCCGCGACTCGCACGATCTCCGAGGCGTAGTGGTATGCCTTCGTCTCGTCAGAACCGAACGTCGGCCATAGGTCGTCGATGGTCTTTCCGGCTTTCGACTGTCCGTTCTTCACCTGCTTGTACGTCAATCCGTTGAAATCGGTGTCCGCGTATCCTCCCTCGATCTGCCAGATGACACGGTCGGGGTCGAGGAGCTTCGGATCATAGTCGGGCATGTCGTAGCCGGAGTATTGGGACCATGTGTCACGGACGTGCTGGTAGTAGTCGTTCGAGAGCTGGCTCGCCGCGTCGGAGTATTTCTTCATCATCTCCTTCACGACCTCGGGCGAATCCCCGTCCCAGACCATGCCGCTTACGTCGTTGCCGGCCTGCTTCTGCAGTCGGTCGAGCGCGTCGACGTAATCGTCGTACAGGTCATTGAGGTCGAGTTCGAGTTTCCTGCGCTGCTGCGGCGTCAGGTTCAGACTGTCGAAGTACATCCGTGTCTCCATCCGCTGTTCTTCCAGCTCTGATCTGGTCGAGGATCTTGGAGGACTGTGCCTTGCGCTGGTCGGCCTTCAAGCGGACGATCTCGCTTCTGCTCAATCCCGCGCGGGTCATGCCGACCTCGCTGTTCGCGAACGAGTCGATACTTCCGGCGAGCTTGCTGAACGCGTCCGCGCTCATGGAGCTTGAGGGAGTGTTCGGGTTCTTCCAGTCGACCTGCAGTTTCATCAGATCATCGTCGGACACCGACGGATCCTGCATGCGCGCCACAAGACGCGCGGCCTGCAGAATCGATTCGCCGAAATCGCGGTCGCAGTGTCGGGCCTCGATGATCAGGTCCTCGCGCTGCGCCTCGGTCGCGTCCGCTGACGTCGGATTCGCGTCCGACACGATGCCGAGCGAGCTGGCCGGAATATTCATCGCGCTGGCGAACATGGCTGCCCAGCTTTTCAGCATCGTCAGGTGCGGATCCATGCTGGATGCTGCCAGTTGGGTCACCGTCGGCGAATCGCCGTCCGCGTCCTTGCTGATCATGTTGTAGCGGCCCATGTAGAGTTTGAGCGCGGCATCCGCGCTCAAGGACGCGAGCTCGTCGCTGGTGCCCATGAGCAGGATCTTCGGGAACGCGTAGAATTCGGCGTTCGCTTCGGCGCGCACGATGGTACGGTTCGCGCCATCGATGATGTTCATCGCGTCACGGCTGATGCGGGAACGTCCGAACGGTTTGACCTCGGTCGCCTTGTAGGCGAGGCGGAACACGCTGCATTCGCCATCCACTGTGAGCTGTGAGCCTTGCACATGCCACGTGCCGAAACTGCGGGACACGCTGATATTGCGCGTCGGCATGTAAAGCACGAGCCCCGTCGCCTCGTTGTCGTTGTCCACGTCGGTGATGGCCATGCATGCCTTGACACGTCGGTTCGGATAATCCCAGATCGCCGCCGAGCTTTCCGCGGTGTGGGTGCGGATGAGGGGTCTGTTCTCCGCGTCCTGGACGACGCTGAGGAACGAACAGCCATGAATGAGCGCGGTCTGGATGGCCTGCTGGAGCACGCTGGTGAATCCGATTCTGCTCATAAAGCCCTGCAGCTGGAACGGGTCATCGACGCCCGGCGAGACGAATCCCTCGAACACGCAGAGCTCGGCGAGCATGTCCACAGCCTTGCGCGCCCATCCCAATGGCGTGTAGTGGTCCTTGATGGACTGTGGAACCGTAAGCCCGAAGTCGACCAGCGGCTCCTTCGACTCGTAGTAGGCGGTGAGATTCCGATTGCGGCTCGCATGACGAGCCCACACTTTGGCAAGCTCTGCGAGCAGTTCGTTCTCTTGGCCCGCAAGCCCGTCGATGCTGGTCGGCACCACCAGCTTCGGCAGCGCCACCGCCCCGCCGGACGGCCGCCAATCATCTGGAACGCTCGTCATCTGGATGTCGCCCATTTAGATTCCTCCGATGGTCTGTCGTCTTCCGGGATGCCGCTTCGTCGTGAACGCGCCGTACAGGGCGAGCGTGGTGGACACGAGCGGCGTTATGTCGATGTCGCTGCCGAGCTTGTTCCAGGCGATCGCGCCTGACTGGCCGAGCGGACGCGTGGTCGCGCCCTTGACCGCCTCGGCGAGCTGCGGCTGGTATTCGTCCTGCGGGTGTTTGAGCGTTCCGGCCTTGAGCATGTCGAGGAAGCGGCCGCACGCGCGCCCCATCTCCTGCATGTTCGTCACGGTGACCCTCACGTGCGCGGCCTTCAGGTCGGGCAGCAGGCTCATGGCGGGCGACTGCGCGTCGATGACCACGCTTGCGGTCTTCGGCCAGCGTTCGGCCAGCCAGTCGACGGCCCACATGGTTCCCGCCTGGCGGGCGTCCTTGATGTTCGCCATCTGGATGACGGCCGTGCCGTCCTCGTACCGCAACGCGGCGCCGATGGTCAGCACGCTCCTGTCCGGCGGCATGTCGATGCCGAAGCTCACGGTCCCGCCGTCGGGCACGTCGTCGGTCTCGGCGGCCTTCCACAGGTCGGGGTCGATGGCGTACGCGGTGACGGTCTCGTCCCAGATTCCAAGCGCCTCGCGGCGGAACGAGTCGTCGGACAGGTTGTTGCGCATGCGCAGGATCGCCTGCTCGCTGGTCCGTCGAGGATAGGACGGGTTCGCCTTCGCCCACTGTTCGCGGTCGTCGGGATCCGCGTCCCTGTCGGCGGCGAGCTCCACGTACAGCAGGCTCCCGTCGCCGTTCATGGCGTGCATGCGCTTCTCGGTGAACGCCTCGCACTGGTCGCCGGGCTTGGGCGGGTTGCCCATGTAGACGACCAGCGGGTTCGGGCTCGTGTTCAGCACGGGGATCATGTTGTCCATCGCGCGGACGGTGAGGATCTGCGCCTCGTCGAACACCGCCACGTCCACGCTGTGCAGGCCTCGGCCGAAGCCGTTCTCTCGCGCGCCGAACATGATTCGGCTGCCGGACGTGAACGTGATCTCCTGCTGGCCGTTCGCCCTGCGGATGCGTTCCACGTACCTGCCGAGCACCGGATTGTGCTCCATCTCGCACATGTCCGCGAACGTCTCGTCGCTGGTGCGCGTGTGGTGCGCGGTCCAGATGGCCTTCAGGTTCGGCGTGAGTATCGCCTTGAGGAACAGCGCTGTGCCCACGGTGAACGTCTTGCCGATCTGCCTGCAGCTCGACAGGACGGCTCCGTCGGAGCCGCACGCGTATTTGCCTTCCGCGTTCCGTGCGAACAGGAGCCAGAGGAATCCCTGCTGCCACAGGTCGAATCGGATGCCGGCCTTGCGCGCGGCCTTGTTGATCCGCGTGAACTCGCTGCCGACGATTCCATCAGGCTGGCGCAGGACCTTGGCGATCTCAGACAATCGACGCTCCGACATCCTCCGCCACCTCGTCTTCCTCGTCTTCGAACAGGTCGGTCAGGCCGCCGCCCTGCAGGGATTCGATCCTGTCGCACACCGCGATGAGCTGGCGGCTGATCGCCGGCAATGCGTTCGCCGGCGTCGACACGTCGTCCATGGCCTTCTGCAACCGGTCGCGGTTCGCGCGCAGCATGTCCAGCATGCTGCCGTCCATCATCCGTTCGAAGCTCCGCTGGTCGAGGTCGGATTCCGGCTCACGTTTCGTCTTGGATTCGGCCTTTTTCGCCGCGGTCTGCGGCGGCCGGTTCTTCTTCCGACGATAATCGGCTTTCTGCCTGCAGGATTTCGAACAGTAACGTTGCGGGCGTCCGTGTCCGGAAGGCTGGAATTCCTTGCCGCAGAGTTCGCACTTCATCGGCCTTTCCTCGCTTTCCGACCTTTCGACGTTTCCCCTGTTTCCGACGTTTGAATCCATGGGGAGAAATCGGCACTGCAC